GGGAGAGTCATTACAAGATTTCACCAATAAGCTTAACGAGTGGTTCCACTGACGAATATACTTGTGCACCAAAAGTTGCAGCCTTCTTAACGAAACCAAGAAATCCATTATCGTCAGAAGGTGTGTTCTGATTCTGTGTTGCAATTGCCTGGTCCACCTGAGCTATCACTCGGTGGGCAATTTCAAGAGCTCTAGTGTCAACTGGTGATTTCGAAGCATTAGTTCCACCGGGTGTCCACACACCAGTAGCAGGAATTCCTTCAAAATTTGCGTAGATGTTCATTTCCATGTAGCCATTAACATCAACTCCATTAAGAGCAACAATCATTGTTGGTAAAGCAGATACAAAAGCATTTGCAATTAATCCAGCAGTTGTTACTACATTAAATGTTGATTGTTGATACCTATAGGATGTAACATCTAACGGTTTCCAAATCATATAAATTGTCTCAAGACAACCAAAAACTTGAAAGCCTCGCCTAGTTTGAAAGTCAGCCCAGCTAACAGGTAGTGTGTCAAAATTAGGCAAGAAAGGCATAACACCAATCTCACCAGTGGCATTCAAAGGTGCTCCAACCCACTTCAACTTGACTCCCATAGAAACAGGGCGAAGTCCCATATAAGCAGCAGTAATTGATGAGTAATTGGGAGGATTCGCTCCACCATTGAAAGTCCAATTTGCAGTTGAAGATGAAACAACCATGTTTTGTAGAGCAGGTGAAATAAGAGCCTGGTTAGCACCCCCACCTGGAAAAGACCCAGGAGTAAGAGTGCACTTCCAATCGATAGCAATTGGAACAGAAGGAAAAGAACACAAGTCAGGAATTCTAGCACCTCTATGTCCAAAGGGATCAAGTATTGACATCAAATACTGATTGGTCTTAATGTCATACTTCTGTCTGGCTTTTGCGAGTTTAGCTTGTACCGCGGCTCGTTCGATAAACAAGTTCTTAGGTATTTTGCCTCCCCCCTGTCCAGGCAAGATCTCTGTTTTGGTGACAGTGGACATTTTGGCTTTAGATTTCTTTCTCGGCTGTTGAGGTCCACTAGTAGTAGTCGTCTTTCTAACCACTTCCATTTCGCTATTCTGGCAAAAAGTTGCAATAAGATATTGAGATTCGCTCTAAAAGAGCCCGGCATAAAGAGTAGCACGTGCAACACGTACTACTTTGGGTGCACTGCCCTGAGTGCACCACGTTCAGAGCAGCCTCATGCCCGGTCCAAAAGGAACGAACCTCATCTCTTGTGGGAACCTTCACAACTCTCATATCCTGTACTTCTACCATAACAAGCCTCAGGGTATCAACATCAATACGATCATCTGGTAAAGACAACCAGCCTTTTGCTTGGGAATGACAAAACATTGTATAGGCTTCAAGTGTCTCATAGAAAACTTCATCTTCAATGAAGGCACTAAGAAGTAACAAACAAAGAGCTTTACCGAATTCCTCATTGTCAGTAAGCATTTTCTTTGAGAAAATAATACTAGCACGGATCTTCTCTACATTATACTGTGGAACATAAGAACCATGATAAAGCATAATCTTCCCTCCGAGAAATGTCATACCTTCAACTGTATCTTGAACACGGTCATCCTCAAGCTTCAGCTGCATGCCACACCACCCATAAAACTCACTACGCTTGTCGAAACTCGTGAGAAAAAACAGGTCGGGCCCAAAGGCAGCAAGATGATCATCTGCGTAGATAAGGTATTCAAGCAACCGAACAATGTCCATCCAAGTCATGTTGCCACTAATATCACAGTGGTAAAGAACCATGGCAAAGATAATCCAATTATGAGCAACACAATTGTCAGTAGTTGTATTGACACGTCCAGATTTTTGAGAACCCATCATAAAGATAACCTGACCATTGGAAAGCATCAGAAAAGTGTAAGTCTCATTCTTGTACTGGTACTCAACACGTAGTTTGTATCCATCAATATCGTTCCCTTTGTACAAGCGAACCCTAACGTCCTTGCAAATTTTAAGCAGAAATGTTCGAAATCTCTTATCCCATTTGCTACAATCTCCCATCACATACTTCCTAGCCCCAGGAATTCGATCCAGTTTACGAACTAATTTGTCTACACCCCCTTTTTGCATAACTGTACCATACGCATACCAAAATTTGATATGTTCTAGACACTTATTAAAATGTTGGTGGTCTTGGGCATTGTCAAAATAATTTAACACATTTCCAAAACAAAATAGACGAACGTTCTTATCTGCAACTTTTTCCTTGGGAAGCAATTCATACTTAGTAGCGGCTAAATAGAGAATTGGTATATTTAAGCGATGTGCATTTTCACGCCACCACAAATAATAATTCTCTATCC